CTCGGTCTTCGGGAACCCTTTCGGGACCTTTAAGACGGCCAGTTTAGACTTCCGATCATTTCGCCTAACAAGCGGGTGATTGTATCACTTGTTACGAAATCCACGAATCAAAGCCTCGGAAGAGCGAGCGGGACAAAGAATGCCCCTCCTCACCCCTCCGGTGCCCCGACACGTGGTCGGACTTCTGTACCCGTAAGCAGAAAGGACGCAAAACGCGTCCAATTGCAGGGTTTTGCTCGTTGTCTAGGATTTCTCCTTGATACGTGCAAGATTCGCTGTAAACTCAGTTTCATCTGTGGTTTCCTAGAAGATCAGGAAATTGTGGATGATTCCGAACCAGCAGATCTACCTAAACTATTCAAGCGGTCTCTGTGCTATTTCTTTTCAAAGGAAATGGAACAGGAACTGCCGTGTAGTTCTGGTAGCGTAATGACCCTATTTAGTAGTCCGATCCTCCAGCGTCTTCGACGCCGTTGGATTGGTCGACCGAATAGGAAGTGTAGAGACCTGTGGAATCTTCTCCAGTGCAAGAGCCTTGCGGCTACTGTACCAAAAGAGATGATCCGACAGGCCTATGAGGATCATGGAAAGCTACTCTCCACTGTGGGAGTAACTCCTCCATCGATCCTCACTCACGTCCGGGCCGCTGCCCGCGACTGGGCCGAAGAGGTTCAGAAGTTGTATGAGGAACGTATTCCTCTTGCACCTTCGAAGGCTTACTTCGGTTCTAAGCGGTCAGAGGGCGGCTGTTTCAGTGCCCTTAAGGAGTCGGTGAATATGAATCGACATGCTCTCAATTCAGTGATGATTGAGAAACATGCGACCCGTATTGACCCTCCCCTTATGTACCTGTGGGGGGATCCAGGAGTTGGAAAGAGTTTCCTTACTAACCGTTTGACAAAGTCTTTGTCTGAACGGTTCGGTCTGAGTAACTCCGTCTACTTCCGGAACTTCCAACAGGACCACTGGGACGGCTACCACGGACAGTTGATAGCACAGTTCGATGACGCCTTTCAATCGGCGGATCCCGCTACCCACCCCGACGAGCTCGTCGGTGAGGTTATCGTGATGAAATCGAACTGTCTCTATCAAGTGCCCATGGCCCGTCTGGAGGAGAAGGGAAGACAGTTCTCTTCAGAGTTTATCGTCATGTCCGGTAACTTGTCCGCGACTAACGTGGTGAATGTGACGAATTCCATTCGTTGTCGAGCGGCGCTTATGCGCCGCTTTGACTTCTCAGTGAATCTCGTTTCATTCGAACGAAAGTCGATGACAGTAGTTGCCAGGATTAACAAGTACGTTGGTCTTCCGGGTGCTGAACCCGGCCAGATCAATCGTATCTCGTGTAATCGCATGGAGACACTCTTTGAAGAGACCTTCTTTTCGGGTTCCGTGGATCGGTTCATCTCGATCCTCGTGGAACTCATGGCGGATAGCCATCGGATGGCAGTTCGAAGTTGTCTTCTATCTAAGGGGATCACCTCCGAAGAGGAACTTTTAGGTTCCGACTCTTGGGTGATTCCCGTGATGAAAGACAGATTCGAACAGCCATCGTTTGCCTACCGCTTCCCAGCAGCTCCCAACGTCGAGAATATCGTCGAAGCTTGTGCGATCGCCGAACCTCTAAAGGTTCGGATGATCACCAAGTCTCAGCCGATAGCTTGGTCGTTGAAGCCCCTCCAGAAAGCGATGTGGAAGGCGCTTGGGAAGTTCGACTGTTTCGGACTCACACAAGGGAATTCGATCGAAGAAATGCTGCCCATGCTTTCGAGCACGGCCGGTTGGCTCCTCTCAGGAGACTACT